ACCGAGATCTACACTCTTTCCCTACACGACGCTCTTCCGATCTGCCTCCACGCCGGTGTGATCCACGTCCACGCTGATCCCGGCGTCCTCCAGGGCCTCCAGGGCGGTCTTCTTGTTGGCCGCCGTGATGGTCGGCCAGCCGAGGTCCGCGAACCGGAAATGCCCCAGGACGAAGATCCAGCAGGACTTGTCCTCGGCGGATGCGTCGCAGTCCTCGGCGAGGATCGCGCGGGCATTGGCGGCCGTGGAGAGCTCCGTCATCTTCTGGCTGGATCGCTCCAGCACGGCCCCGCGACTGAGGTTGTTGCCGCTTGCGAGCGTGGCCCGCTTCATCACCGCGCCCTCCTGGGCGAGGAGCTGGCTCAGCTCGCTGTACTCGGTTTCCGTGACTCCGTGGGTTCCGCTCATGATCTCCCTCCTGTTGGCTTGTCTGTTTCACCGCCGGCTGCCGCCGGCGAGCCCGCGTCTCGTGAATCCGGGCGGGTTCCTACTCGGATTCCTTGGGGTTGACGTACGAGGCCAGCCGGTTGCCCGTCTCCACCTCCTTCTTCTCCGCGAACGCCGCGCCGCCGTCCTCGCGTCCGGCCACCTCCTTGAACTCCACCACCTTGGGGAGCTCCTCGAGGAAGCCCTTGAACCAGTCGTAGCGGGAGGCCTTCCCCTTGTCCCCCTCGGAGAACTGGACCGCCTCCTCGGCGTCGAGGGACTCCATGAACTCCTTCAGGCCCAATTTCAGCCAGGAGGGCGCGATCTTGCCGTCCTTGAGGCTTTGCTCGCAGAAGGCCGCGATCTCCTCGCCTCGCCGCGATTTGGCGGCCTCTCGCTCCTTTTCCGCGTACTCCGCCTCCGCCTGCGTCTTCGCCTCCTCCGCGGCCTTCTTCCGGGCCTCCTCCTCGCGGGCCTTCACGTCCTCCTCGCTGAAGGTCTTCCCGTCGGCCGGGACCGGCTCCCCGAGCAGCTCGCGGCCTTCCGTCTTCCAGAACTTCAGGAACTCGACAAACTCCCTGAACTTATCCATGCCTCCGCCCTCCGAATGATGGGTTGACTGATGATATGATGCGTCGCCCAGCTCGGCGCTGAACGTAATCGCCCCTTCGTCGTCCTCGAACGACAGGTCCGCCAGGCCCTTGACCGCCGGGGGCGCAGCCCCGAGGAACGCCACGTGCCGCAGCCTCCCGTCCGGATAGACGGAGATGGAGCGTTTTTTGTAGTGGCCCGCCTTCACTGCCTGCTCGAACTCCGGCACCACCTGCCGGGCCTTCATGAGCAGCACGCGCGCCCCGTCCCGCACGCCCTCCTTGAGGCCGGACACCCACCCGAAGGCGGGCGCATTGTCCTTGGGATGGCCCACCACGATGGGCGGCTCGTGGGCCTTGGCGTTGAAGGAGGCCATCACCCGGTCGATCACCTTGTCGCCGTCGTGCTTCCGGCCCTCGCTGTCCGTCTGCTCGCCGCCCTTGAAAATCTCGATCCAATCGCCGAATCCCTTGAACTTCATGGCTCCTCCCTAATCGAAAATGGCCTCCTCCACCTGCCTCCGCAGCTGGGGAGGGTACTTGGTCGTATCGGGCCGCCAGGGCTCCTCCGGGCTGTTGGCAAACCCCTTGTCCGGCTTGAAGTCCGTGCCCCGGGTTTCTACCGTGAGCCCCTCCTCGGCCAGCTCCCCGGCGGAGAGCGAGGTCACGCGGCATCGGCACCGGTATCCGTTCGGCGGGAACCAGGTGGCCCAGAACGGATGGCGGTGGTCATACACCTTGCCGTCATGGGCCGCGTGACTCGGCCGGGTGAACCGGTCGTTGACCGCGTCGTACTGCCAGTAGGGCCGGCGCTCCGCCACCCGCTGCATCTGCTTGTACCGGCCCGCGTTGTACGCGGCCTGGGTGTTGGTGCGGAGAATGTTGTCCAGCCGGTGCGGGGAGAGCCCTTCCCAGCCGCGCACCTCCATGATCCGATCGATCTCCTCGCGGAACTCCCACAGCGTCTTGCCGTCCTCGATCGCGCCCAGCACCGCGCTGTGCAAGTCGTTGAGCACATCGGCCCGGGCGATCCGGGCCACTGTAAAAGCCCTCTGATGGGCCCAGTCCCCGATCTCCTCGGCCAGGGCCGCGAACTCGGCCGGGCCCAGGACCGACTTCCCGCGAAAGTGCTCGATCGCTGCTGCAAACGGCATCGCCTTCACGGATCAGCCCCACTTCCCGGAAATGTAATCCGCGACAGATTTCTTGAGGTACGCCACGTCCGAGTCCTCCACGTACATGTAGGGCCTGGCCGGCAGGGTCACGGACCGTTTGAGGATGAAAAGCGGCTCGATCTGTTCTCCTCCCGACCTCCCGCCGCGGGAGGTCGTCCGGAAGATGATCCCCTTGGCGATGAAGGTGTCGTCAAAGTCCGATGCCCTCAGGGGCACGCGCTGGTCTGCAGGGCCCCCGGGAAACGGGATGGTCAGAAACTTCGCCTTCTTCGGCCGGATCGTCCCGCCCTCGTGCTGAATCCGGGCGTAGCGGACCGCATCGGCCCCGCCCCCGGGAGACCCTCCTGCGGAGATCGTGAGCGAGTCCGGCCCCTCCTGGTAGGTCAGGCTCGCCCCCAGGCGCCCGGACTGCTCCTCGAACACCTGGGAGATCCTCCGGGAAATCCTTCGGACCATCCGCTCGCCGAAGTCGGCGAATACGGGAGAGATGTCCGCTGCCCGCTCGGTGTGCTCGTCGAGCGCGCGGATGACCTGCTCCTGGCCGGCGATGTTGATGGTGAGCTCCATCAGTCGGCTGCTCCTCCCCGATCCGTCACGGCGCCGTGGAGGGCCGCTGTCACCAGCACCTCGGAGAGCAGGGCTTCGAGATCGCGGCTGTCCATGCCCTCGTAGAGATCGAGGATCGCATCCCGAATCTCCTCCAGGCTCCGGGCCTTGGCGATCAGCTCCCGGATGGGCGCCTCCAGCACGGCCGTGGCCTCCCGGGCCCGGGTCATGGAGGTATCTGCCAGCTCCTCCAGCTCCTGCTGCTCCGGGGTGAAGTCGCGGCCTTCCGCGAACATTCCGCCCGCGGCCGGCTGCTGCGGCACGGCCAGCGCCTCGTCCTCCTCCGTGGGCTCCGGGATCCCATAGGTCCGGTACCAGTAGCTCTTGGGCACCGGCACCCCGATGTCCACGGCCAGGGTCTTGTCTCTCTCGGCCAGGTCCTTGAGATCCTGCTCGGCGTCGGTCCGGATCCACATCTGCGGATAGGACTCGACGCCCGGGAAGTTGAAGTCCACGATCCACTTGATGAGCGTGCTGTTCAGGCACTCGCAAAGGAGATCCGCATCGGCTTTGAGGATGTCGGCCCGCACCTCCTCCTGAGCGTCCTCGTTCCCGAGCCGGCCCGGGGTCCCCTCCGTGGTGGCCACCTGCCCGACCACGGTCTTGGACATCTGCTTGTCCATGTAATCGCACAGGGTCTCGTAGCTGACCTTGCCGCCCCGCGTGGCCTCCAGGAAGTCGACGGCCATACCGTCCGGGATCGCAATGCCGGTCTCCTGCTGGATGGCGTCGAGGGCGGCCAGGAGCGCCTCTTTCTCCTCGATCTTGGTGCCCGGAGGGTACTTGCCCACCACGGTCGGGGAGCCGAACTTCTCCAGGAACACGAGCCAGAATTTGATGTTGTTCTTCTTGAACCAGACCGGCCACCACAGCTTCTGCCCCAGGCCCTCGCCGTAGGGGTTGTCGCTGGAGCCGTAGGTGAACACGATGAACTTGCGGTCCGGCACGGGCTCGCCGTCGAACTGGTCCGTCGGGGTCAGGAGCCTCAGCTCTCGCTCCTGGGTGAAGGTGAACCGCTTCGGGTGCTTGACCCGGATCTTGTCCACCACGATCGCCGGCTCCCCGTTCACCTTGGAGCGCTTCCACAGGACCTCGCCCACCTCGAACCCGTAGAGAATCCCCTGAAGCAGCTCCTGCCGCGCCTGGTCGAAGTTGCAGTCGAGGAGCACCTTCTGCACGAAATCCGCGATCCGCTGCTCCCGGGTGACCTGGGGCGTTCGGCCCCGGGTGGCCGGGCCGTCCGCGGCCTCGATCTGCCACTCCTTTCCGACCACGGAAAGGGCCCGGGTCTGAAGCACCGACCCGGCATGCGCGTCCCGCTTCACCTCGTCATAGAGCCTCAGGCCGGCGCCGGCGGACTCGGTCAGGAGCACCGGGTCGGGGTTCTCCAGCCGGGTGAGCCAGCCCGTGAAGATGTCGAGATCCTTCCGGGCCGTTGCGATCTCCTGCATCTCCGGCTCCGGGGTTTCAAACGGCCTGCCGCTTTGGTCCAGAATCGCCATTTATCGCCCCATGAAGCGGCCCAGGCGGGAGGTGACCCGCCGCCTGCCCGTGGATTCGAACTCGATGGGTCCGTACTCCATGTTCCTCGACTTGTAATGCCCCAGGGCGAGCGCGATCGCCGCGTCCCCGTGGCGCTTGAACTGCTGGTTCTTGGTGTCGGCCACGGTCAGGGCCGGCAGCTTGATGATGCCGTTGATCAGCTCCAGGGCCCTGAGGTCGTTCAGGATGTCGGCGTCCCGCATGAGATCGATGGTCTGGTCCGAAAACGCATCCTGGAAGGGCGTCATGTTCTCCCGGTACCAGGCGTCGTTCAGGGTGATCTCCTCGATCAGGGGACGGCCGAACTTGTCCGCCGTGTACTCAGCGAGCGTGAGGCCCGGGCCCGTCGCGTCCATCGCCCCACCGCGGAAATGCATCAGCCGCTCGATGATGTGCCAGAGGATCTGCTCCTGCTGCCGTGACGGCACGTTATGCATCTCCACCAGGAACGGGCACTTGCGCGTCAGGTTCTGGAGGATCTCCAGGGGCGCGATGATCGAGAAGTTGCCGTAACGGGCGAAGTCCTGCCCGAACACGTGCTGCAGGTCCGGATCCAGCGCTTCCAGGGCGGGATTGATGTGGATCCGGATCCACTCCTCGCACCAGGACCTCCGGTACTCCTCGCCCCGGAGGGCAAAGTCGTTGTCCAGGGCCAGGCGGAGGATCGGGCGCTCCTCCTTCATGCAGGCCTCGATCAGGATTCCGGGAATGGCCACGCCCGACCCTTCCCTCGGAATCGCGTCCAGCTCCTCCCGCATGGCCGCCTTGTTCGCGCCATAGGCCCCGCGAACGCGCTGGTACCACTCCTTTTTCCCCTCGGGCGTCGGGGCCCAGCCCTTCATCAGGCAGACCCGCTCGTAGAGGCCGTTCGCCACCGCATCGTCGAATGTGACATGCAGGATCCGGAAGGCGTAGAGGCCGGCGCGGGTGTCCCGGATCAGCTGATTGAACGCATTCTTCTCGCCGTTGTGGGTCGAGATGATCCGGATCTTCCCGCCCCAGATGATCAGGGCCGTGGCCGCGTCGATGACCGCCTGGACGTTCGCGTGATAGGCCGCCTCGTCGATGTTGACGACGCCCTGGAGACCCCGGATGCTGGCTGGCCGGGATGAAAGGGCCGTGATGTGAAATCCGGAGGCAAATCGGATGCGGTAGGACGTGATGTGCTTGGTGGAGCCGTCCGGCTGCTGATCCTCGAACAGGAAGACCTCGATCCCCTTGTATCTCTCGGCCATTGCAACGGCCATGACCTTGGCCATGTGCGCGCAGTACCCGATGTACTCCAGGCCTTTCTCCTTGGTGTCGCCGATGTAGTAGACGTTGTCGCCTTCCGCGGCCCGGCCGCTCGATGCCGTGATGGTGTCGTCGAGGGCGGTGGCAAAGGTGATTCCCGTTCGGCGGCCCTTCTCGGCGATATTCAGCGGGTGCTCGTGGATCTGGCGGATCCAGTCGGACTGGTGCCGCATGAGCACGCCTTCCGCGAGCGGGTCGTATCCCGTCGGGATATCCCGCACGCTGGACGGCAGCTCCTCCCAGTCGAGAACCCTCACAACATCGCCAGGCGTGCCGGCCATCTACTTGACCCCCAGAATCTTTTCGCGCCAGAACAGGGCCTCTTCCTTGTTGAGGCTCTTGCGGGCTTCCTCTTCTCCGGCCGTGTCGTACGTGCGCTTCAGCTCCTCCACCATCGAAAGGGCGCTCCTCATATCCTTGATGGCGGAGAACTTGAGCTCCCCGGGATTTGTCAGCATGCGGTTGATCTTGAT